GGACGCTTGAACTCAACCTTGTTGGCTTGCTTTGTTTCGGGGTTGTGTTTGATGGGCTTCGCAGCAGGCTCGGCTGACAACTCGGCTTTCACCGCTGCCATCTCTTCCTTCTTGGCGTAGCCGCCCATCTCCTCACGCATTGCTTTCATCTCCTCACGCATCATTGCAATCTCTTCGAGAACTTTCTCTACGATGGCTGCAACGGCAGGAGCTTCTTCTTTTACTTCGACTTCTGCGAGTTCAGTAGATTCTTCAGCAGAGGCTTCAACCTCAATTTCAACTGATTCTTCTTCTACTTCTTCGGCAGCAGCCTCTTTGATTTCAGAGATGAGACCTTCTTCGGTGATGACCAATACACGACCATCAGAAAGAAGATGCTCACCAACAGGAGCAGGTACTCGGTCTTCGCCACTTACGACAAATACCTCGTTTCCTGCTTCAAATACTTCAGCTTCAAGAACGGCTCCGTTCTCAAGCGTCATTTGCTCAAACTTCACCTCACGAATGGATGATAGCTCGGCAAGGATGCGGTTAAGGATATTATTTGCTTTCATATCTAACTAAATAAAGAATTGGGGGTTGCTTGTTACATTTTATGGATTGATGATTACATCACCTTGACCCACCAAAGAGCCGATGCCTTGAGCAGGCAAAGAGCCGTCACAACATTTGCGTGAGTAGGTGTTGTCCTTGCAAAGGCATCCACGATTGCCGCCTCGTGGTGAGGCTACTGGAAGTTTTTGTGGTCGCATCATAATTTACCGAGTTCTTTAAGTTTGCTCTCTGACCAACGCTTTGCAGCCAATCCTCCCCATAGCAGGTATGAGATGGTGCCGCAGGCTTGTGTGTCGTTCTCATCGTAGTATTCTTCGGCTCTTGATAGGTATGAGTACATCCGAGTGATGGTCTCTACGCTTACGGGCTTGCCTTGTGCTAACTGCTGCGCACGCACCTTGCCAACAGGCGTAGCACACTTGTTGCCGTTGCTCTCGTTAAGTTCAATGCCCCGCTTGGCATTGTTGCGCACCGCTTCTGGGTAGTCCGAGTAGGACTCCAACTCCATACGCTTGCCTGACTTCTTGCGACCATCACGTTTGATGATGGCTACGATTTGCGATAGCAGCAAAGCCGCCTCTTGCTCCTCGATTATTTCCATCTCTTGCTTGGCAAAGTTCATCTTGTCTACGAAGTACCCTTCGATTGAGAATCCCTTGACCTTGCCTGTCTTTACAAAGCCATCCCAAATCTCAGGATTGTTGACCTTCATAGAAACCATCCACGTACCAACAGGTAAATCCATTCCGTACTTGCGGCTCTTGTCGTGGGTCTCATCTTCGATAATCCAACTCTCTACAACTGTAAGGCCGTTGATGCCTACCTCGTGTTCAAGGGTAGCGTTGTTCTGCTTGGCCTTTTGAAAGAACATCTCACTTGCCTTGCGGATGGTGTTCTCTGAAAAGTAAACGTAGAACTCCTCTTCGCCATTTACTCGGTAGATGGGTTTGTTTGGCACGAGTGCTGCTCCCATCAGGATGCGCTTCTCTTCGCTCTGCGTAGCGAACTCAAGGCGTTTTGAGTTGAGGGCGATGAAGTCCTCCTCAATGGCGGGATGCTCTACGAGGCTGATGGCATCAATGCCCGTGAGGGCCATCGTTTCATCAAGTATAAGTTCAATCAGTTTCATTATCCGAATGTTGCGGTTCGTATGCGTCTGCGGTCAAGCTCTGCTCCTGAAATAACTTCTCCGCTGACCACATAAGCACGGATTGGTCGGTCAAATTGTCCTGCAATGCCTTCTACCAGTTGGTTGGCACCACCTTGACCTACAATGTTGAATTGTGCAGGTTGTGAGGGAACTGAAGGTGCGGTTGCGCCTGAGTCATATCCTCCTGCGCCTGCTGATTGGTATTGTTGACTATTAATCAGTGCAACTTGGCTTGCAGCAAATGCTGCTGCGGCTCCTGCTGCTACAACAGGGTATGCAGGGAATATGCCCGTAAGTGGTGACTTTTGAGCCGTAGCGTAAGCGTTTATAACACCCTCTACGCCTTGAACTACTGCTTGAGCAACAGACAACTTCTTCTGAATGTTAAACGCCTTCTCTGCGTTCTTTTCATCGTTGGCATAACGAGCATCGTAGAATGCGCTAATGGCACTAATCGCCTGTTGCGTGGTCTGAACTGCATCGCTTACGGATTGCAAATCAAATTCTCTCCTTTGGTTTGCAAGGTCACGATTGCGCTCAAAGTATTCTACGTCCAATTGATACTTCTCATCAAGAAGAGCTTGGTATTGGGCGTTCTCGGTTTGACCTGCTGCTTGCGCTGCGGCAATCTGCTGATTCAAAAAGTCAACACGAATCCCGTATGCCTTCTCATATCGGCTATATTCCTCCTCTGCAAGTTCACGCTCGTTTTGTACACGGAACTTAAATAAACGAATTTCAAGTTCAGTAGACAATGAGGTATTCCTAACTCCCGTCTCTGCCTCAAGAGCCTGTGCTTCATTGATTTGCTTTTGCAACTCCAAACGCTCACGCTCAAGGCTGCGTTGATTCATCAGGTATTCCGTTTCTTGACCACGAATACGCTCACGCAAATCAACTTCTTCGGTCAAAGCCTGTTCAAGAGCAACTTGGTTTTCAATGTTGTCAATTCTTGATACCTCTGCTCTTGCAGCAGCAACTTTTGCTTCTACCGCTAAAGCCTCTTGAGTAAATTGGTCTTCAAGTATCTGCCTTAATTTCTCACTCGCTTCAATTCGCTTGTTGATGCTTAATAGTTCATCATCACGCTTTTGACGTTCTTCTTCGGCTAATGTTTGAAATTCAAGTTGAGTTTTTAGGCGTCTAACATCCGCAAGTTGTGCTTCCTTTTGAAGTTTAATCAACTCACGTGATTGGTCAAGGATTCCGCTAAACGCCTCACGAAGACTTGCCTTGCCACCAGTGAAGTAGTCAATAAGATTACTCACTAACAACTGCGCTGCAAACAATCCCGTGTTAAGGGCATCAGCAACCTTTTGGTTTTGTGTGAATGCCTCGCTTGCTGCATCCGTGAGCTTCGTGACAACACCAAGAGCCGTGATGTTCTTGATGAGGTCAGTTACGCTCTTACCTGTTTCCTTGACTTGTTTCTCAACACCTTCTACTGCCTTCTCAGCCTTGTCAAACGACTTCTCCGCAGTAGTGCCTACGTTCTTTACACTCTTATTGAGGTCTTTTACTTCTTCGTTGAGTTCATTGATGGTCTGCTCAAAGCCACTACCATCACCTTCTATGCGGATTGTTTCTACTACTGCCATTACCTGCGCTTTAGGAACTCATCCCAAGTCTTTGGAATAGCGTGCTTGCCTTTAGCTATGTCAATAGCCTCCGACTCGTTACGCCACTCATCCAACTGCAAGAGTTCAATCAAATAACCTAAATAACTTGGCTTCATACTACGTTGAGGAGTTCGAATGTTGCTTTGCCCGTTGTCATATTCACCTGTGCTGAGTTCACAATGTACTTTTGGTTGTTCCAAATGATAGCGTTCTTCAAGTCCATCTTGATAATCTTGCCTACTGGCAGCACCGCATCTATCTGAATCAACCTACGGCTCTTGTCGTACAAGTCGGTGATGTAGTCACTCCAGTAGTCGTTATACAAGTTTGAGTTCACGCTTTCAAGGTGGTAAGGGTCAATGTCGCTACCAAACACAATAGAGTCGGATGCTCCTGCACTTGTGTAGCGGTTTGAGGTGTTAGCGTACCACGCAGTTGTAACCTCACGGCTTGTTACTCCATCGGAGTTTACAAATGCAACTGAGTTTGCATTGAGGTCATAGTTCTCAAAATATCCGTAAAACAAAATAGGTGCGCCCAAGTATGGATTGAACTTGCCATCCTCGTTTGCGTCACTTGTGATGCTCTTGTACACGAGTACGTTTGTCAATGCGCCCGTGTGTAGGTCGGTCAGCCTTTCAAACAACGGGCATTCAACAGGCAACTCTACGTTGAACTCATCACCATCAAAACTAAAGAAGGCACGCAGGTCTCCGTAGCCATTGCCATAGATGCGCTTGTAAGCGTGTCCAAGTATTTGGTCAGTATCTTGGTACAAGAACTGAATCTCACGATATAGTGCAGGGCGGTTTACCACGTACTCCGTTATGTCAAAGTAGGTCTGGAAGTTTTGGTCGGCTCCTGCTGCGTACCAATCATCCAACGGCTGAAGTAGATAGCTTGTTGATGTGGTTGGTATGATGACCATATTGTACATCTTCACAACGGCAGCAAGGAAATCCTTGACCTTCATCTCAGGCATCAGGTCAGTAATTATAACCTGAGCCAAAGCATAGGAGGCATTGGCAGCCATAGAGACATTGGCACTTACTACCGCAGCAGAATTTGTGATTGTCATTTGCGTGACTCGGTACGTCATCGCTATGTTGGTGCTTGGTCGAATCTTGACCTGAAGTGACTCTACGTTATTGGTCACGGGAACATCAAAGAGCGTGGTGACTCCTGTTCCGTTGGCGGTTGCCTCCGATATGAGTACGCCATTTCTAAATACACCAATGAAGTAGTCATCCGTGTAACCAGTTATTGTGACGTTTACTGCCACATCATAAATATCACCCGTTCCGCTTAATCCCACAGGACTCCACGTTTCGGTGGCGAGGTTAAAGTAGTCGGGCGTTGGTGATGCGGTATTCGTAAAGTTGATTAACTCCCAAGCCGTAGCAGCAGGTTGGTTTTGATACATATAACCTTCTCTTCGGTGTAACCAAATAGCAAGGTCAACAAACGGAGTGGCGCTTAAGAACGAACCTGTGAATGTAATTCCGTAAGTATCTTGTATAGCACCCAACACAGCCGTAGCCTTGAGTGCTGGCTTCAATTCATAATAATGGATGCCGTGGTCTTCGTTTGCGCCTTTGAAGTGGAGGTTCGGGTCATCTTTTGCTCCGCTATCAGAATTATAGTACCAGTTGTCAACGGGACTCATCATCGGATAGAATACAGGGGCATAGGTGTCAGTGGTCAATCGCTCAAAGACCGCATTGTCGGTATAGGCGTGGTTGTATTCCGCAGGGAAATCCAAGTCATACAAATAGTCCTCACCAAACAAATCAGCAAGCGTTACTACATCCCCATAGAAGGTGATGCTATAAGCATAAGGTTCCGTGCCTTTGAGTTGTACGTTCTCTACCTCTACGACTCCTGTGCGGAATGGCAAGGAGTTAATTTCGATTCTTGCTGCCTGTCGTAAGCGACCATCAAAGGTCACCGAAGTAGTGGTGCTTGTCAACGAACCTCCCAACGCATCAAGAGCATCAGCGCAGCAACCTCCTGCCTCTACACGACCACCATCCTTCAGCACTCGGAACTTGTAATCCAAAAACAAAGATTCTCCGTTTAAGAAGGTTTTCTTTGTCAGGGTAGACGTATCTATGTCCGAGCGATAATAGTGCTGGAAAATGGCGTTATTCCACGCTGAGGCGGGTACTGTGAACGTCTGAGTGAAGTCCGTGAACACCTTGCTGATGTCTTGGACGTTCTGCACCGACAAGTTGATGGTGATTTCCTCATCATCAAACAGGTCAAGGCGAAAGCCGTTGATGTAAATATCTACCTTGTTCATCGGATTAGGCTACGCTCATCAAAGGCAAAGTTGAAGGTCATCGTGTAGTTAATGAGACGTTGGTTCACGTGCTTTTGGTATTCTACGCTTCCACGCTCTGGCGTAACGGCATACCACGAGCCATCTATCAACATAGCAACATTCTCACTCATTAGGATGTCCTGTACCACGTCATTGTGGTCTTCACCAACGAAGCCCGTGTTCAAGGTGTAGGAGTTGCGTGAGTTTACGTTGAAGTCCGTGTACTTGCCTATCTCGGTAGAAGGACTTGTGAAGGCATCGTTGTAGATGCTCTTTTGGTACGAGTCCTGTGTGAAGTTACCACGCTCATCGCTGCGCTTGAAGAACGTCAGGTAGTCCAGCATCCCATAGCGGTTGATGAAGGAGATTTGATATGGCGTGTAACGTGGCTCACAGGTCAGCGTGAATCGCTGCGTGAATAGCGTAGTGCCGCTTGAGTTCTTTACAATCACATCGTAATAGTCACCCGTATCGTGTGTTGATGGCTTGATGGAATTGTCAAGGTGTGGGTTGTTTTGCAGGTTCTGCGGGTACACCCCTGCGTAGATTACGCTCTTGGTTGATTGTCCGCCTGCTGCTGGAATTACGCTATCAGATGCCGTGTAGTAGAAAATATCGGAGTCTCCGTTGTTCCAAGTGATTTCAATCTTGTCAATGGTTGACAGGTTGTTCAGTGCAAGTAGGCCGTATTGGTTTGCAAGTACATATCGGTTCCTGCTTACCGCAAGGTTAGCTGCGGTAACTTCCGTGTTGGATAGGTTGCTGCTCCATCCGTCCGTACACAAAAAAGCATAGGTCGTTAAGTTTGACCATACGGCAGTATCAGGAGCTGCTCCGTTGTTTGAGTACCGCCAATCTCCCGTAGGCACAACCCACAACGCTTCGCCTGTCGGTGAGTCAACATAACCAGAAGAATCGTAGATACTGAAGTCGTGCATAAATTGGTCACGTACAAGGTCGCTGATTTCAAAGTTGATGACTTGATTGATTGAGTAGTCCTTACTCAAAACGTAATCCGTGCCAACTACTGCCGTTCCTGTGTTGATGCCTACGTTCAGGGTCATCGCCTGAAGTTGGTCGTTGGTGAGGGTGTTGTTCTTTCCAGTGATGAAGATAGGGCTGCGTGCCATCTTCAAGCTAAAAGGATATCCAAGTATTGGTGTACTCATTGTAGGTCAGTGGGTTCAATTTTAAATGCGTCAAGCAAATCAGGAGGTAGGCGATTGTAAGCTATTCTGAATGGAGTGCTGAAGAATTTCGTTGCGGGAATACCTTGCCTGTAAACCGACTCCCTTACTGCGTATGGATTTAGTCCCTTGCTTTCTGCCCATTGCTTGAATGCAGATACAGGTGGCTTTTTATCTTTGAATTGGAACGGGCTATTAGGAGCCTTTTGCTTCCATATCTTTCCCTTGTTGTTTTTTCTGTTGAAAGAACTTGTGGTGTTTCTTGTGCCGCCTGCGCCCTTGACACCTTGGTCTTGGAATTGACCATAGTCCTCCATTGAAAAAACCAACGAGAACTTATCACCCGAATAGTAGATGTTGTATTTGATGGAGCTGTAAAGTTCCTTGCTAAAGTTGTGCTTTCCTTTAGTCAGGTTGCTTCTTGCTTGCTGAACGACATACTTACCGAACTTAATAAGCACCGCAGATATCAACTCCTGACGTGCCATTTAGCAGATGCTGATTTCGGTGTTAGCAAGCAACACGTCAAAGGTTGCAGTCCATCCCGCAAGCAGGTTCTCGAAACGCTCCGAGAAAGGAACTGCCGTTGCACTACCATCCAATTGGTACAGGTCAGAATATAGGGTACCTCTGCGTAGTTCAGTGATGACATCGTTGATGACTGCCAACTGCGTGTTCAGAATATCCTGCTCGTTGCTGATTCCGTAGAACGGCTCTGCTTGGTCACGAAGATTCTCTTTGGTCTCATCTACAATATCCATACAAAGCAAGCTCACGTTCATTCGGACTATTTGTCCCTCGAATGTTGCTTGGTTGATGATGATATGGCTCAATGGGAAGATGGTCTGCTTGTTCAGGTCAATATCAAAGATGTCTCCTGTCGTGACCACGTTCACTTGGCTATGCGCCTCAAGCGTGTCCTTGAGCTTTTGGGTGATGTCGTAAAACTGCCTCATTTCTTTAGTTTTTCTAATTGCTTGCGCTCAACGTCTCCTTTTTCTTTGTCAAATGTGAGAAGGGTGAGGCATTGGTGAACACCCAATCTTCCCACGCTTTCAAACCTTGTGACATCTCCTTGAGCGAGGTGGTAGAAAGAAGAATACCAACCCCACTTTCGTCCGAACTGCGCTTCTGAGCTAAACTCGTTTGCGGGTTCTCCAAAGAGCGAATCGTAGCGTTGAGTAAGTCGTTTCCTAAACGATAAAAAAAAAGTGTTGCGCCTAATACAACATCCATTGGTGCTTGTTTCATTAGGTCGCAATACCTTTGCGCTGACTCGTATGGTTCTATCTCGTAACGCTTGCCTAAGTCCTGCGTGATGGGTCGGTATAACACCGCCATCGTTTTGTGCAGTTCTGATGTGCTGCTCATATAATTATCCAAATCCACGTACTCACCAAATGTGATGTCTTCGAGGTTTGGTACAAATCCGAACTCTTGTTTGCCAATGGTGAACCTTGTCTTCAGCGATGGCTTTTCGTTGAACATTCCGTTCAGGCGATTGACCACTCCAGCAAGGCTCTTGAACTTTACGTTGGGCAATTGAGCAAGAGGCACGTTGCAAAAGATTTCAAGCATCTTATGCGTCAAGAACTCCTCATCGCCTTCCAATCGTGCAAAGCGTTGGTATTGGTCGAGTGTGATTTCCGACAGGTCGGTGGGTACTACTACCTTGAGTTCCATAAATAAATAACCTTATGAATTTAGCGTATAGCATACCGCCCGTAGTTCGGTCGGCTTAATTTGTTGTAGGTTGCGTATCGCACCGCATCAATAGCGTGGTTGAATGCGTCTATAGGTTTGTTCAAGAGGTTGCCGTTCTTGTCTTCTACCCATTTGTAGTTTTGCATCTCCTTGATTAGGTTGTTGCTTCGTGGGGTTACGAATATCTTGTGTCGCTTCAGCACATCAATACCCACTATGACGCTATCTGCACCCTTCTGCGTGGGTTTAACGTTCCATCCCATACGATGCAGCTCCTCAATAGATTTGGGTTCAGCAGAGTCAGCAAATACCTCTGACCGCCTGTCAAGGTTCAAACTCTTGAAGTGGTTGCTAATGTCCGAATTAGTTAATCCAGTTTGATAGATCAGTTCGTCTAAGTATAGGTTGTCACCAGACTTATACACCGCAACTACGGCTGTAGGATCATTGGTGTAGCCAAAGTCCATCCCAAATGCCAATAAGGTTGCATCTAACGGCACTTCAGCATAACCGAACTGGAATATAGTGGCTCGGCTCATTCCGCGCTCTCCTAGACCATAAATCCGCCAATAGTCTTCGTCTGTGTTCTGCAGGCGTTCAATCTCCTCTACGATGGACTTGTCAAGAAATGGGTTGTCCTTGTATGTTGATTGGATGTACGTGACATCATCACGGGTCAGTAGCCTGTCGTAAATCCAATGGAACGCATCTGATGGGTTGTAGTCAATCCATATCTTGCCCGTTGTACGAACCAAGAGCTGAAAGAAGTCTTCCCAAGAAAGCTCGTTGGCCTCGTTGCAGAATAGGTAATCACGTCTTGCTCCCCGTTTCTTTTGCGGTTGGTCAAGGCTGATAAACTCAAAGAGGTTGCCGTTGAGGGTGTAGGTGTAGTCCGACTTATTATGCTTGGACTCATCATACAGGTCAAGGTTGCGTAGGATCTCAAAGAAGTCCCTGTATGCGGTCATCTTCAGCGATGGTAGCGACTTACGCACGATGGAGTACACCTTGCCCTTCTCTTGCATTGCCATAATGATTAGCATCTGCAAAAGGGAGTAGGTCTTACCCGACCGGCTACCGCCTTGATTTACGACTATGCGAGTTGGCGCAGTATAGTTGCGCTCAAACAACTCACTTGTCTTGACTTCCAGAACGGACAATCTCTACTTTGATTTGAGTTAGCTCATCAGATACCTCGTGTGAATTCTCGACTCTTGCGAGCTTTGGTGTCGTATACTCCGCCATCTTATTTAGCAAGTCCAACGCTCCTTTAGGATCGTCTGCTGCTACTTGCGTGAGCCAGATGGTCATATTCTCAAGATTGGCTTCAATGAGGTTTTGGAATGCCTCACGAATCTTGTTGGTCGTTTTGTTTGCTGCTCCCTTTGGTTTGCCCGCTGGGTTGCCGCTTACTCCTTTTTCAAATGGCATTGTATGAAATTGTATTTATCAACTAAATAACCTTCTTTGCAAGATGGTGGTTGTGCGTTGCTTGAAGTCGCTCTTTGTACTCTTTGATATCACCGTATGCAACGTGGCAGGTTCTGCATAGAGCCATCAGATTGTCAATGGTGTCTGCGTGCTTTGATCCTCCTATCCCTCGTGACTCTATGTGGTGGATGTCTACGGCTGTTGCTCCGCATACCTCACAAGGAATCCAGTCTGTGGTGCTAAAGCCCATTTCCTTTAGGTAGACCTTTGTGTTGTTCTTCACTTGAGTGCGTTGTAGTAGCAAAGATATTGGTCTACGCAGATGAGTGTACCGACTCTTGCTGCTGCATTAGCAAAAAGACCATCGGCCTCGTATATCTTCTCAAAGCGTAGCTTGGGTATGTGGTATGGCCTAAACATAAAGCAAGCGGTGTCTATGTTTCCGACTCTTGGTTGGTCAGTAGGGCGTAGCCTTCCCTCTTGTCCCCACGTTACAATTGATGAATCAAGCGAGTTAAGGTTGTTCCACTCCTCAATGAATTTGTTGTGTAGGATGTTGTCATCGTCCAAGAAGTACACCCAATCATCTTGTGTGAATTGGTCTTGATACAGATCAAGGAATTCGTTGCGTAGTGGGTGTCCCCAGTGTCCTGTGTTCTTTGAGTAGTAGGTTACGTTTGCGCCTGTTGATTCTTTGAAGTCAGTTGACGCATCCATCATCACCACCCACGTAGCGTAGCTTGGGATGTATTGTTTTATCCTCTTGAGGTTCTCAGGACGTGAGCAGGGGGTTACGATGTAAAGCATCGGAGTTCATTCATTTTGGTCATTGTAAAATCTTGAACGTACTCGTATAACGATTCCGCAAGGTCGTGAACTTGGTTGGGGTTGTCATTTAGCCTCTTGATTGCTCCTGCCCATTCAGAGGGATGGTTGATGGCTATACAGTTGTCCTTTGTGATGTATGGTGAATAGGGATGCGTGTTGCTCACCACAAGAGCGCATTTGCTGAATCCTGCCTCAAGCATCTTTAGGTGTGATTTGCACTTTGCGAACTCGGATGTTGAAAGCGGCACAAGGCTAACATCAAAGAAGTTGTAGAGTCGATGGTATGCGTTCGGTGGGAATGTTTTAAGCGTGTATCCTGCGTTCATCATCTGTGGGTAGTTGTCTACGTCCGCAACATACGCTTCATAGCCTGCGAGGTCAATTGTTGATTCTCTTACGTCTATCTGATGGTGGTTGCCTCCTATGTAGCCGAATCGTACTTTGTCGCTCGGCTCTCGCTCTATTTGCCAAGTTGGTACGCTGATTCCGTTTGGGATGATTCGGATGTTGGTGTTGTACTTCTTTACCTTCGAGGCAAGGTGCTTATTGGTTACCCATACCTCGTCTGCTGCTTTCATACTGCGTACAATGCGCTCTCGCATCTTGTCAGCATACATCCCACGCAAGGGGTGCGTTGGGGGCAGTACCCACCAATCATCTTGGTCTACAATTAGTTTGATTCCCTCCTTGCGGCATAGCTTCACAAAGTCCTCAAACGGCTCAACAGGAAATGCACGGCTTGCGAAGATGTGCGTGACCTTTGCCCACATATCGGGTTCCACGTCCGTGATTTTCTCTATAAACATAATGTCCGCCTCCTGATGGCAAATCAGAGGGGCGAACACTCGGTGATAGGAAACGCCTGAATTGAGCTTGTGAAAAGCAATAACAAAGGCTCTATTCATAGTGTTCCCCTTCGTTGCCGTTGGTTCCGATGATGTCCATACGTTTGTTCATCTTATCCTCATTGATAGCCCATTGCTCTTGCTTGACTTTGAGTTCTTCGTTTCTTGCCCAATCACGCATAGCGTAACGCTCAAGATGTTCCACCCACATACGAGCAGCAACTGCCCTGCGTTGGGGTTTGAAGGGGTAGGTCTTGCGTAGGCGAGCCATTGCAATCCTCATAAATTGGTCTCTCATATCGATAAGTCGTTTTCAGTTAGTAATGAACGCAGCTTGTCTCTTGTTCCCTCGTAGGCCTTGTGAACCTCATCAGGCATTGAGTCAGGAGCGTACTTGGTGTTAGCTCTCAAGAAGTGGTCAAGTTCCCAAATGATGTAGGCATACTTGCCTCCGTTGACGGCTTTCTCAAACTCGTCTTGTTCATCGGGTAGGTTGTATTCAAGTGTTGCTTTCATTTTGTTTAGATGCTTAAAAGAAGCCACACACCGAACCAAATGTTTACGGCAACTGAAGCAAGGTTAGCCAACGCAAGGGCTACGTTTGCTTCTTCTTTGTCTAATTCTTTGCGTGCAGCTATTCCTGAGCTAACTGCTCCGAGCAAAATGTAGATTGCAATTAGTGTTTTCATTTCTCTTTGGTGTTAAAGGACTTTTTAATGATCTTTATTTACGTTTTATATGCTTAATGATAGTTATTTCCACCATTTAGCGGATATAAAATATAAGTTTATTTCATAATGTCTTTGAGTTGATCGTAAACTGATTGAGCAGTTTCACCCCAATACAAATCGCACTTACCGTTCTCAATAGGTGGCTTCATAAAAAACGACTGCCACGTAGATGCTGGTGCCGTGTATCGATAGCAGGTGTCCTTTAGATCGCATCCCGCTCCGCTGCATTTTGTAATGTCACTCATAACGTACCAACAATAGTGTACGAGTCCAAGTCCTCGCCTAAGATGAAGAACTGCTTGTAGAGTTCAATTGCCTCCATTGTCTTGCGTTCTCCCTCCTCTACAAATTCAGGGCTGATTCCGTAGATGCCAATGTCAAGGCTGCCTTTGTCAACAGCAATAAAGTAGAACTTGTCAATCGGCACACCAAAGAGTCTGGTGTAGATAAACGCCTGTACATCGTAACCGTACTTCTTTGCCGAGTAAGGGAACGCGCGAAGATCTGTTGTCGTCTTCAGATCAGCCAAGAATCCATCAGCGTAGATGTCAGCCTTCGCCCTAAACGGCAAGCCGCCAATCATACCAATCTTTGGCACTTCAAACTCGCAGCCTGTGATAAGGCCAAGTACGTTCTCATTGCGTAGCAGGGCATCTGCGATGCGTTGAGCTTCGTCATACTCCTTACGGGTACAGATGTTTCGTTTGCCTTTTGCTTCTTGCCAAGCTTTAGCATTTTTGCTTTGCACCTCAATTACCTCGTACTCTTCTACCTTATGAGGCTCAAGAGCCATTAGGTGAACCAAGCGACCTACGGCAAAGGCATCAGAGTCTTCGCTTCCGTACTTGGTGACGTAGTGGTAGGTCTTAGGCGAGGTCAGCAGCATTTTGCAAGCTGATGATGACAAGGCATTCTTTGAAAGATTACCGTAGTAGAAGGAGTCATCTTGCATCTTGGCTAGGATTGTTTCCATATCCCAAGTGCTTCCGTCAAGTAGTTCTATGATTTTCATCTGATTGGTTTTAATAAAGATACTAAATGTTTTTTACAAACGTACCATTGATCATCTTTCCTTTTCTATTCTTGATGACGTTGTATGCTGAGTTTAAGCAGTGTTCAACCTTCACGTCTTCAATGGCAGCCAAGTTTGTCAAGACAACAATTATATCGCCGATGGCATCAACAAGCTCTACTTTGTTTGACCTTAGGATAGCTTGAGACAGTTCACCACACTCTTCAATAAGTTTGAGGTATTGTGTCTTTGAATCGCCTTCTGCTATTAGATTGCGTTCGTTAGCCCAGTCTCTAATTGGCTGCAGCTGATCTGTAAGAAGCTCAGTGTATGGTGTTACGTTGTAAAATACTGGAGAACCAACAGTTGGCAGTGTCATATCCTCAGGAAGTCTTTGTTGGGCTTGCCAAGTTTTCTGTTTTCTGTTCTCTTTGTATTCTATAACGGTATTGAAGCCGGGATAAAACAACTTGACAAAGCCATTGTTGTCTTCACCGAAGATTTCAACAATTTCTGAATTTAGTATAGTTGGCTTCAGTTCGTGATCTGACGCCATTGAGTGCTTTACTGATTTAAGCATTTTTCTTAAAAATTAGGTTTAACATATTAAAGTGTCGCTCGTAAACGTGGAAACTGTTTGCGTTGTAGTACATCTGTCCCATTTCAACCTCTTGATAAAACTTGTTTACATCCTTCAACAATCTCTGTTGAACAGTAGCAAACCAGTAGAAGTCATTGAAGAAGCCATATATCGCGTCATTAGAACGCATATTGACAACGCTATGAAGCTTATTGTCCCTTATAAAGAAATGATGCGCTAGAGTGCAAATGAAGTCAGACATACCAAGACGCACGCTATCTAAGTGCATTGATGGTCTGTTGTAAATCATTATTGCTCTACGTGAATGCTTGCTCTGCTTAAGCTGAGCTAAGACATTTTTGTACTGACTATGGTTTTTATCCGAGTAGATCAGGTAGCCATAGTTAGAGTTTATCTCTTTATCAATGCTGCAGATGTTGTTCCATAGACCAGCGTGTTGGCCTATCTCTTCAACACTTAAGCTTTGAGAGTCGTACCACTTCAACTCTTGCTCAACGTACTTCATTGGCGTTGACCTACCGTTCAAAGTGATTTCTCTTTGTGTTGGATCAAGAACTAGTGAGGCATTTAGTACCTCAACCATCTTTGTTTCTCGATCAAAAACAAATTCTTCTTTATCAAGCTTATCCTTTAGCACAGACAAGACAGACAACAGTGCTTCACTATTTTTCATAGTCACCGTTTTTTAAGTTGTCAAGAGAACCAGCGTAAGCTATGAGGTCGAGTATGGTATCTCGCTTGGTGCTGTAGCCAAGTCTTGATAGCTTAAGAGCCATCATACACTTGTAGAAGTCTTCTGTAGTAATTTCTTTACCACACAACTCTGAAGCTATAACAGCTGCAGAAGCCATTGACTTAATCATTGGACCATATTGACGCTCCTTTTCTTCGTTGCGTTCAAAGATGATCTCGTTGGCGTGATCGAAAATTGTCATTGTATCTGATTGGTATTAGTGAATGTAAGCAAAAATGTTTATTTGGGAAAGGTTATGTTGTGCCATTCCATTGTATGGAAGTTGGACTCGTACCATTCTTCAAACTGAACTCGCACTAATGCGTCTCGGTAGGCCTTGCGAAGGTTGACTTCTTCAATTAGCTCAATGTCTTTGAGTATTGATTCAGGGATGTCAAACGACTTGAACTCACGGAGTAGTTGGGCGATTGTTTTCATTCTTCTGATGCTACGGTTGTTGCCCAATTGATATACGCATAGTAAATCTGCGAGTCAAGTGCGGGCGGTGGGTTGTGGATAGATGAGGTCGGGTATGCTGTGGTCATAATGTAACCATCAACATCCGACTGCTCCTCGCGGTAGGTGATGTCCATCTCGTAGGAGTAGAAGTCTTGTACGTGGTCATAGCCGAGCCATTTGGCAAGCACTTGGTCAGAGTTCAGGTTGTCTGGATCGTAGTCCTCAAGAGCATCCCAATAGGCTTGCGGAAGCACGTCCTTGTCTTCAAGCCAAAACTTCAAATCTTGATAGTCAAAATTCATAGTCCAACGATTTCAAGAGTCCATAGGTAAGCCCATACAACTACCGCAGCAGCGATGGCTTGAGCGATGAAGGTGAGTGTGTTTTTCACGGTGATTGGTTTTATTAAATTGATGAAAAATCTAATACTGCACGAAGCCCTTGAGATGTTATGGGCAGCCCTAATTCAGCAATAAGAGAACGAGTGACTAATCGCATACGTGTTTCTAAATACGATTTGTCAGAACTGTAATTGCAATGGTCTTTCGTAAGACCTTGATACAAACTCTTTAGTTGTGCAAGCTCTTGCTGCTTTTTGACAATGTAGTCTAATTGTTCTTGTGTCATCTGATTGGTTTTAAATGATACCCAAATGTATAACAACTTTTCAAGTTGTCAACACCCGAATCAACAAAATGAGTCGATTTACCAATTTTGATTATTCATTGAATAAAAAAGAGGGCTATTTGCCCTCTCTCCATTGTGTGTAGCATATTGCTACTGCTTGATCCTTGTCGGTGTACTCGCTCGCGATTGCTTCCACACATCGTTGGATATACTCGCTTTGCTTCTCACCACTTGCTGGTTTCGGGATTGGCATAGTTTAAAACTTTAAATGAAACTAATTGTTGGAGGTCTTGTAGTTCGAGTCGGCTAATAATATCCTTTCTGCCTTCTCTTTGGTACCACTTTCTTGTAGCATCTTGCTTTGTGCCAAACACAGGCTCAACGATCTTCTCACACAAGTTACGTAGCTCATTTGTGCGCACCATCACAAAACCACCAACCTCAGGCATATCAAAGGCAATGTACTCAGCTTTGCCATACATCCAACCAGCATCACCGTTTACGTTCTTGAACTCTACCCAAATGGTATTGGGATGGTTTCCGCCCTTGACGTCTACGCTTGTAGTTCCTTGAAGTCGAGTCACAAAGTAGTCAATGTGGTCGTAGATGTCGGTGTTGCGGTCTGACTTCTCGCAAGAGTAGCCAATAGCCTCACAAGCCTCTACGAACCTTTGAGCCGTGATGTCCCCAACTTGGTTAGAGTACTGCCGACGCTCCTTACTGACCATAAGCATTGTATAGTGCTTCAAGCTCTTGCAACCTACCACGCATACAAGATCCGCAGTTCGTAGGCTGCACATTGTCGTTGAATACTCGGTTGTAGATTTTATTCAGTTCAGTCTGCTCAAATGCAGTCACAACATTACGACCTTTCATCTTGCCAATAAACTCGTACTCCGTCTGCGTCAAGCATTCAGGCTTGCGGTAACGGAATATCTGATTGAGTTTTTCCTTACGGGCATCGCATCCACAGTCAACGCCTGTTGCTTCGCTAAACCAATCAACGGCAGCCTTGATGCCTGTAGCAGTTGTGATCTGCTCAATGGTGTCACCCAAGCCGCTTGGCTTCCTGCCACGCTTTGTAGGTTTCGTTGCAGTCGGTTTGGATTCGTTCTCTTGCATTTTTTAGGGTATTAAAGATTGAACGTGCTGAGATTTTAGTTTCATCCGCCAAGGTGCGAATGCTCATATCGGTGTTGTGATAGAGGTGAAAGATTTTTTTATCGTACCAATGCCAGTCATCGGCTGTCTCCCAGATCTCATCGTATAGACTTTGTAATTCTGTTTCAGCTTCTATGTTGGCCTCTTCAAAGATTAGTTCATCTTCAAGGATAGATACGTCTACGAACTCAAATCTTGCTTTTGCTTTCATAATTGCTCCATACATATTGCGGAGCGTTACATAAACAAAAAAAGTATTTATTTCTGTTTCATTGTACATTATTTTATTTACGTCTTTAACGTAGTCATAAAGTCTAATGTACATCTCTTGAACAATATCTTGCGCAAGCTCTTGGTCTGCACCAAAGCTTTTAGTCATACGAATCCAGTCCGTATGGCGTTTCGCAAGTATTGTCAGGAGTTCCAACTAATCTCGAAAATTATAACAAACAAAGCAAACTGAAGCTCGTGCTGAAGATCATTGCCATCTTCATCAGTAGTTGAGGCGTAGTTCACGCCTAACAAGAATCCAGTGATTGGCCAAATGTTTACTTCAAAATTCATCGAATGTCTTTTTCAGGGTTAAATATAGCTCTTTATATTTAGATAACTCTGTTATCATATCGTTCAGGTGTTTTACCTCGTTCAGTAAAGAATTCAAATCTGGGTTCTCAAGTGCCTCAATCGGGTTTACATCTCGCACTTCACAGGCCACCTTGTACGCCCATCGGTAGTCCTTGTACAACATACGTGCCTCGTGGCTTTTAATGGCGTGGATTACGCTCGTATGGTCTTTGTCTATCACGTGACCAAGCTCCATCAAGCTTGCGTGTTGGCGATAGGCTTTTGAGAATGCGCCTCGGGCTAAAACGTACTCACGTTTGCGTGTGTCGGTGTCCGACAATCCTAAGCGAGTCATAAAGGTTGAATAGTTCTGCTGAATCTTTTGTAGTTCAAATGCTCTCATTTGCATTTGCAGAGTTTAGCTCTGCCCTCTTTTTGATTGGTTATTATTTTGCTGATTGGTAAAACAAAGTGCTTATGGTCTTTTAGCCTTTTGATTTTCATCTGTGAAGCCCACTCAACAAGCTTTTCTTGATTGTCCTGTACGATGGTGTACTCTTGAACTAAGAACTCGGTGCCATCAACCTCAAAGCATTCATACTGCTGAAACGGTGAGAAGATCTGTTTCATAGGTTGTCTTCAATAATCTTTTGAAGTCGCTCGATTTCGTAGTGCATCTCCTCGTTGTCCACTCGCATCTTGGCATTAGCTAAGTACATCTCGTTCATCTTGCTTTCAATGAACTGACGATAGTCAATAAACTGCTGCAAGAGCAAGTCTGCGTAGTGGCAATTCATTACGTGGTTCAGCATCTCATCCTGTACCTCACGCCCGTTTGCTTTGTCTGCCGCTTGCTTGGCAAGCCACATAGCAGTACCTGCAAGCATTAGTTGTTTCTCTCTGATATAGAGATCGTGGGAGTCGTCAGAAGGGTACATCAGTAGAGGGTATTTGGTCTTCTTTAATGCCAAGCAAGTTACGACCATTTATCTTAAATCCTACATTACCAATTATAGACTGTAGAACTAAAGGCGTCTCAAGTGGCGTTACACGTCCACCAGTTTCCATTTCTTTAATCTTGCGAACGTGAATGTGTGTGTACACCCAGTCACTTTCGTGCTGCGAGTAACGATGTATAACAAGTACGGAGTCGGCACGGTTACCCCACTTGCCTCCTCCTTCAATATCAGAAGTCATCGGTGGCATTGGCATCCCAGCATAAGTATGACTAGGCGGATGTGTCTTGCGCATTGCCTCCGTAACAGGATGAGTATTTACAATAGTCGTCACGTTGTTCTTGTGAGCGAATACCCGAATTGCAGACGCTACCTCATAGTGGTATTCGTGCATACCTGTCTTGCCGAGTTTCTTTTGATCAGTTGACAACGAGTTGTACGGATCAATCATTGCTCCTGTAAAATCCCATTCGTTTTTGATTGAATCCATTACATCTAGAAGTTCAAAGGCGTTGAATAGCCTGTTGCCATCAATGAATTGAAAGTATTCGTTTACAAAATCAAGCTTACGGTGCATAGTTAGCTCATCAAGACCTTGAATAGGCTTGCACGCAAGAAACTCAATAAGTTTTCTTTTTAATGAGTGGCAATCATTCTCTGAAGAATATATAAGCCACTTCTTGCCAAAGTTATATGACTGAAGAAGCATAAGGTACATCAACGTATGGGTCTTACCCACGTTGGCGTGGCCAGTAACAACTACAAACTCTCCGTCTTTAAATCGTAGGTACTGATCTAACTCAAAGACGCCAAGCTTGCCTGTGTCGTAGTATTTGCCTTTCAATGCGCGTTGAAGATACGGAAGTGAATCTTCGTTCGGTAGTAAGTCAGGATGTTTCATTGTATCTGATTGGTCTTACAAATATAGAAAAGTATTTCAAATAAAAAAGCCTCCCGAAGGCGGCTCTATCACAACGATGCCAAGAAACCAATCAGAAAGGCGAATCGCTGCGTGTTGCAAAGTGTTCTGCGTGTGAAGCGGGTGCTGCTGATTGACCAGACATCCACTTGTTAAACGTCTCTGCATTAGCCAAGATGGTATTCACATCGTGACCAGCTGCAGAGGCGTACTCAACTGCTGCCTTCAGGGCAACTTGGCGGATGATGGAAGTGGAACGTTCATCTCCTGACGATTTCGAAGCGTTGGAAAAGCTGCCTCCGAAACTTCCACCACCGCCAAAATTGTTCGGGCGTTGGATTTTAATAGTACCCTTTTCGTTCTTGGTGTACTCTACCTCATCGCCTACGGCATACGAGGGGGTTTGTGATTTTGCAAACGCAGTTCCGAAGTCACCGTTGTCAAAACGGATTTCTAACTTGAACAGGTCTTGCCATTGCCCCGTTGGGGTGATGCTTACGATTTTAGCCATTGTGTTGATTGGTTTTAAATGAATAGATGTGATTGCTGCTCCAAAACTTCGATTCGAGCCTTTAGCTCTTCAACCTTGCTTTGTAGTGCTTGGATTTGCGCTTGCTGCGCTTGCATTGCTTGGGTGTAAACCTCTTGAGAAAGTGATAGTGTCATCTGATTGGTATTTAAGTTTGACTCTACAAATATAATCAAGATTCGGAATCTACAATCAGTCCTTCAAAAATTATTTCAGCCGTGTCCTTTGGAAGCGATGGGTCGTAGGTCATCTTGATCCTGTCAACATACTTAGGTGAGTCGTCCTTAACTCCACCCCATTGCTTAAACGCATCCAGAGCAAACTTGATTGCCATCACGCTATTGTCTAAGTCGTAGCGGTAGTGGACTCGGCACTTGATGCTGACGTGGTCAAGCTCGTATTTGTCAAACTGATCTAGTTGCTTTAGAACTTCACCGCAGTGCTTCTCTTTGGCTTTGGCTCGGACTGTCCAGTGCTTAGATGCATAAAATGCATTTAGGCTCGGCACCTTGCCAACAGTTACCGTGTAGGATGTTAGTCGGCCTGTTGGTACCCGCACTGAATAGCAAAATGATAATCCAACTTAGCAATTTGCGCCAATAGCTCTTGCTCTTTGTATTTCGCCTGTTGGCGAGCAGCATACGTGCTATCGCAGTTTGCGAACAGGGAAGCGCACTCCGCAAGGATAAAGTCAATCTTCCTGCGTTTGGCAGGGTTAGTATAATACTGCATACTTGACATTGATTCCTTCATTTGTTGTGCTTGCTCCTGATTGCTCATCTGCTTGGTTGTGGACTTGGCGTTCTAATTCAAACTCAAGGTGCGCGATAGCCTTGCGAATGTCTTGGGTGATTGGGTTGTTGGGCTTCTTTCCTGCTCGCATCAGGTAGGTGAGTGCCGTACCTAAATTGTAGTTATCAGGTTGGAAGTCCATCACCACATCCTTCGCCTCGATGCCGAGAGTCTTGCCGATGTAGTAAGGTGGGGTCTTGCTCATTTCCTGTTGGTTTACTCGAAGGTAACTCGTCCCAATAAATGAAGATGTGGTCGTTCATTATTTAGAATGATTATAAATTACCATAACAACTTTGTTATATCAACTTTATTTTGTTTTTTATACAAGTTAAGTTAGTTAGTTAAGTTATTATAGTTATTATTAACTTACTTAAGTTACCTAACTTATATTATCAACTTATAAGTTTACTAACTTATCTTGACTATCAACTTATAGGTGTACCATTTCGTTGACGTCACCAAAATGGTAAGTTGCGTTCTAACGCATCCAAACTACTCAAGGTATAGAACTATACCCTTTCGCATATAAAGTCGCTTAAAACGGCTCTAATGCACCTTAAAAGGTATAATTACTCGGTGAGTTTATCTACCCAACGCTTGAACAGGTAGAGAATCAACAGAACCACCAACGCACCAAAGACCATCTGGTCGAAGTTCCAGCCCTTACGCTTCGGTGCTGGCTTGGTGATGACCTTCGTTTGAGTCACTCGGATAGTATCAGGCAAGCACGTAGCCTCAACCACGACCTTTCGGTCTATGTACTGAAGCTGAAGGCGTACCTTGTCTTGGTAAATCACGGTGTCCTTCATCACCTCTAATGTGTCTATGAGGTACTTTGGCTCCGTTACAATTACCGTGTCCCGAACAATCACACTCTCGAGGATGGGTTGAGCAGTACGGCATCCAC